CCGCCACCGAGCTGGCGCGCATCCGCTTCGTCAAGACGACAGACGCCGACGTGCTCGGCCGCTGGGCTGTCTACCTGGCGAAATGGGTGAGCGTGAAGAAACGCCTCGGTGGCAAGAAGGCCGATGTCTACTATGAAACCGAATCGCGACATGGCAAGATGCTGCGCGTCCACCCGCTATTCGCCTCGCTGTTCAAGATCGAGCAGCACCTCATGGCATTGGAAGATCGTATCGGACTTAATCCATCGGCGCGTCAGTCCATCCTTCGTGGGCTGATCAACGCGCCGAACATCCCGGCGGGCGACCTGTTCGGCGATGCCGAAAAGCCGGAACGCCCGGAGATGACGGCGGCCGACCAGGTCAAGGCCGAGGCGGTGATGGGCCCGCTGGGCTTCCTCAAGCACTGACATGAGCGAGCGGTTCTACTTCGACGAGGCCTTGGCGGAGAAGGCGGTGGAATTCTTTCCGCGCTTTCTGCGCCTGACCACCGGGGAGTGGGCCGGGCGGCCGTTCCATTTGGCGCCGCACCAGGCTCACCACATCGGCCAGATCTTCGGCTGGCGCCGGCATGCCGATGGCACCAGGCGCTATCGCCGGGTGCGCTGGTGGGAGCCACGGAAGAACGGCAAGACCGAACTGGCCGCCGGGGTGGCGCATCTGCTGACCATCGGCGACGGCGAGCCGGGCGCCCAGGTGCTGAGCCATGCCACCGACGGCAACCAGGCGGCACTGTGCTTCGAGCGCGGCACCGCCATGGTGCAGTTCAGCGAAGAGTTGTCGCAAATCTACGAGACCACCAAGACCGGGATATTCTGCCCGGCCCTGCTGAGTGTATGGAAACCGCTGTCGGGCGTGCCCCAGGGCAAGCACGGATTGAACGCCCACGGGCTGATCGGCGACGAGGCCCATGAGTGGAAGGACCCGCGGCTGCATACATTCCTGCTGCAGTCGATGGGGTCGCGCCGCCAGCCGCTGGATTTCATCATCTCGACGGCCGGCGAGCGCGCCGGCTATGGCTGGGAGCTGTGGAATACGTCGCTCAAAATCCGCGACGGGATCATCGAGGACGACGAGACCTACGTGGTGATCTATGCCGCTGATCCGGAGGACGACTGGACTAGCCCCGAGACCTGGGCCAAGGCCAATCCGAATCTCGGCGTGTCGCTGAAGCGCGAATATCTGGAGGACCAGTGCCGGCAGGCGATGGAAAATCCGCGCCTCGAGAATGAGTTCAAGCGCTATCATCTCAATATGTGGGTCGAGCAGGCGGTGCGCTGGCTGCCGATGGATCATTGGCGGCAATGCACTGCTGATCAGGCAGACAAGGACGGCTGGCGCGGCATGGCGGAACGGCTGAAGGGCCGGCCCTGCTTCGGCGGCCTCGACCTGGCCCAGACCCGCGATGTGACCGCCCTGGTCTGGTGGTTTCCGGAGACCGAGACCGAGGATGCGGCGGTGCTATGCCGGTTCTTCGTGCCGCAGGACAATATCGGTATCCGATCGCGGCGCGACCGCGTGCCTTATGAGCAATGGGTGAAGGACGGGGCGCTGATCGCCACGCCTGGCAACGTGACCGACTATGATTTTGTCAAGGAACAAGTCTTTGCCGATGCCGAGATGTTCCAGGTGCAGGGCCTGGCGGTCGATCGATGGAACGCAACGCAACTTGCCAACCAGATGATGCTGGAGGGCTTGCCGATCGTGATGTTCGGCCAGGGCTTCGCCTCGATGGGAGCGCCGACAAAGGAATTGGAGCGCCTGGTGATGGGACATGGTTTCGACCATGGCAATCACCCGGTGCTGGCATGGATGGCATCGAATGCCGCGGTGCAGACCGATGCGGCGGGAAACATCAAGCCGGCGAAGGACAAGTCGACCGAGAAGATCGATGGCATCGTGGCGCAGATCATGGGAATCGGACTGGCGACGGATGGAAAGTATGGCCCAAGTGAATATGTCACCGATGATATCGTGGTGATCTGATGGGGCTCTTCGGGTTCCGTCTGGCGCGAAAATCGGCGGGACTGAGCATCGACGAGGTGGTCCGGCGCCTCGAGGCGGCGCAGGCGACGCTGTCGGGGATCGCGGTGACGCCCGAGACCTGCATGCAGTCGCCGACGGTCAGCGGGCTGGTCAAGGCCATCGCCGGGCGCATTTCGACCATGCCGCCGCATGTGTTCAAGAAGATCCTGAAGGATGGCCGAACCAGCAAGGAAGCGCTGCCGAACCATCCGGTGGAGCGGCTGTTGGCCATGCCCAACGGCTGGCAGACATCGACGAACTATTGGCTGGATGCCATGTCGTGGCGGCTGCGTTATGGCAATTTCTACGGGTTCAAGGCGCGCGGCGCGACGGGGCCGATCCGCCGCATCGAGCCATTGCATCCGGGCAGCGTCGACGTGGTGCAGAACGACGATTTGAGCCTGACCTACAAGGTGTCGACGCCAACCGGCGCGCAGAAGGAATACGGCCAGGACGAGATTCACCACGCGCGCGGCATGGCGCGCAATGGCTTCAAGGGCGATTCGCCGCTGATGGATGTGCGCGAGGCCATCGCCCTGGAAATCGCCGCCGAGAAATACGGCGCCTCGTTCTTCGGCAACGGCGCCATGCCGTCGCTGGTTTTCCAGTATGTGGCCGGTTCGGCCGGTCACAAGACTGACGAGGAACGGGCCAAGTTCATCGAGGACTTCACTGCCCGCTATAGTGGCCGCGGCCGATTTTCCGCCATGCTGATGCCGAAGGGGATCGAGCTCGGCGAACCGATCAGCGTCGAAAACGAAAAGGCGCAGTTTCTCGAAACCCGCAAGCTGCAGCGCAACATCATCGCCGGCGCCCTTGGCGTTCCGCCGCACCTGGTCGGCGACCTGGAGCGCGCCACGTTCACCAACATCGAGCATCAGAGCCTGGAGCTGGTGAGCAGCGTGATCCTGCCCCATGTGCGGGAATTCGAAACGGCGATGGAGCGCGACCTGCTGACGCCGGCCGACAGAGCGAGCGGCGTCATCATCCGCTTCAATATCGATGGCGCGCTGCGGGCCGATTTCAAGTCGCGCCAGGAGGGTCTCAACATCCAGCGCATGGCCGGGGTGATCAACGCCGACGAATGGCGCGAGATGGAAGGCTGGAACCCGATTCCGGACGGGTCCGGCCAGACCTATTGGACACAAGGGCCTTCGGGCCAGAACAGCGGGACGGAAGCCGATGGCATCAAAGACCCTGAGCCTCAACCTTGAACTGAAGTCGCTCAGAGACCGCGAATTCGAGGGCTATGGCTCGATCTTCAAGAATGTCGACCTGGGCGGCGACGTGGTTCTGCCCGGCGCCTTCGCGCGCAGCCTCGCCGATCATCGCAAGGCCGGCACCATGCCGCCGATGTTCTGGATGCACCAGCCCGACCAGGTGCCCGGCGTGTGGACGGCGATGAAGGAAGACACCAGGGGCCTGCATGTGAAGGGCGAACTGGTCGACACCACGCTCGGCAACGAGATGCGGACGCTGCTGCAGAAGAAAGCGGTGCGCGGCCTGTCGATCGGCTACCGCACCGTCGATTCGGAATATTCCGACAGCGGCGATCGGCTGCTGAAGGACGTGGACCTGTGGGAAGTATCGATCGTCAGTCTGGCGATGAACCCGCTGGCCGAGGTCGAGGCAGTGAAGGCGCGGCTGTCGCATGACGGCGAATTCGTGCCGACGAAACGAGAATTCGAGCGGCTCCTGCGGGATGCAGGATGCAGCAAGAAGACCGCGGGCACCATCATCGCCCGCATTTACCACGATGACGATGACGACACCGGCGGGACGCCGGCTGCTGGTTCTCTGCGGGATGCAGTTGATGACATCGAATTGGCCGCAGCTAAAGCGGTAGCAATGAATGTTGCGGCAAAAATCGCCGCCGCTCATCGCAAATCCTAACTCAAATCAAGTAACGGAGACCTATCATGGACACCAGCATGGGCGCGCTCACCAAGAGCATCGCCACCATCGGGACCTCTTTTGAGGAATTCAAGGCAACGAACGATCAGATCATTGCCTCGCTCCAGAAGGGCAATGAAGGCCTGGCGGCCGAAATGAACCAGAAACTCGCCAAGATCGAGACCGATTTGAAGACGGCGGTCAAGCTAAAGAGCGATATCGAGACTGAAATCGCCCTCCAGCGCGAACGCCTCGAGGAACTGGAAAGCCGCGCCAGGTCGCCGGGCAAGACTGCCGAGGAAAAGGCCAGGGACGATCATCTGGAGGCCTGGATTGGCTCAATCCGCACCAAATTCCAGGACGCCGACTGGCTGATGAAGCTGAGCAACATCAGCAAGAAGGATGTCACCATCGGAAGCGCTGCTGGCGGCGGCTATGCCGTTCCGGAAATGATCGCTGCCGGTCTCAGCAAGATGGAACTGAAATATTCACCCACCCGCCGATTGGTGAAAGTCGTGAGGGTGAGCACCGGGGATTACAAGGAATTGCTCGACATCACCGGCGCATCTGCCGGCTGGGTCGGCGAATCCGGCAGCCGCAGCGCGACGAACACGGCACAGCTGCGCGAGATCATCCCGACTTTCGGCGAACTCTATGCCTATCCGCAGGCCTCCGAGTGGTCTCTGGATGACATCGCATTCGATGTCCCAAACTGGATTGCGGAAAGCGTATCAGATCAGTTCGCGATCCAGGAAGGAACGGCCGTCATTTCTGGCAACGGCACATCGAAGCCGACGGGCATGCTCAATACGGCGCCGGTGGCAACCGCCGACTTCGCGTCGCCGTTGCGCGCCGCCGCTGCTTATCAATTCGTTCCTTGCCTCGCCACGGGATCGCCGCTGGTCGCCACGATCGAACCGGATTGCCTGATCGATCTGCAGTATTCGCTGAATTCGAGGTATCGCGCCAACGCGACCTGGGTGATGAATTCGAATACTGCCGGCGCCGTCCGCAAGATGAAGGACAGCACCGGCCAATATCTGTGGCAGCCGAGTCTACAGGTTGGACAGCCGAATATCTTGCTCGGTTATCCCGTGGAGACATGGGAGCAGATGGACGATGTCGGGACGAATGGCCTGCCGGTCGCATTCGGCGATTTCAACAAGGGCTATTTGCTCGTTGATCGCACCGGATTGCGTCTGACAGTCGACAGTGTGACCAATGTCGGCTTTGTGCGCTTCTACATCCGCCGGCGCGTCGGGGGCATGGTTCTGAACAACGACGCCATCAAGTTCCTGAAGACCACAATCGCTTAGGCGATATCAACATAAAGGCGGCGGCGGGGCAGCCCGCCGCCGGTCTGCC